GCCTTGCTGATATTCAGGCTACAGGTTCACAGGCTGCGTTTGATGCTGCTCAGAGAATGTTTGAAGCGCAACAAGGCAGGGGGCTACAGGCTGGATTACAAACTCAACGCCTTGGTCAAGAGGCTGGAGCGCAAAATCTGGCTGCTCGGCTTGGTGTTCAACAGTTAGGTGCTCAACAAGGTCTTGAGGCACAACGTTTAAATCAGTTGGCTAATTTAGAGTCTCAACGTATGGGTGAGCAGTCTCGTCAGTTTGGTGCTGGGCTTGGTTTACAAGGTGCACAGGCTGCCACACAGGCTGCGGCTACATTAGGACAACTGGGTATTGGTCAGCAACAACAGGCCCTTAACTTGGCTAGAGCACAAGAAGCCTTTGGTGGTCTTAGCCGTGCTGATCAACAGGCTAAACTGGATATTGACTATCAAGACTTTTTACAGCAACAACGTTATCCGTATGCTCAACTTGGTTTCATGTCAGATATTTTGCGTGGCTCCGCTAACTTAGCAGGGACCGGAGGTAAAGCAGTTTATGAGGCCGCTCCTTCCACAGCCCAAAGTGCCATACAGTCAGGGCTTGCTGGATTGAACTTGTACAGAGCATATGGTTAAGGAGTAAAACATGGCACAGGCTAGTCGTTCCGTACAACCAAGCGCCGACTTCATATCCATGTTGCGGCAGGTCCCGTTTATGGGGGACAGAGAACTCGCTGCATTGACTTCCTCTCCCGCTTTTGGATCGTTAGCCCTTACGGAAATATCTAAGCGCGAGCGTATGCGCCTAATGAGTGAGGCTAAAAAGCAAGCGATGACCGCTGGTAAAGAGGATGAAACGATTGCCGATAAAAAACTCGCCTCTCTTGCCCAACAGAAGTTTATGGATAAGTTAGCCGCAGATGACCGCATGGGTCTTAACAACCTTGTAGCGCAGGCCGAGCAGGGTGCGCTTGAGTTTGGCGAGCCTGTCGAGGTGGCTGGTGGTGGAATGATTGCCTTTGATCGTGGCGGTGAAGTGCCGGGGTATGCGGTTGGTGCGTTAATTCCTTTGGCTGCTCGCGCTCTTTCCATGTATGGACCTCGGATTCTTCCAAAACTTGGTATGGAAGCCGGAAAACGAGGAATTGGCGCATTAAAGGCGCATCCTTATATCACAGCAGGTGTTGGAACTGCCGCCGGAATACCGTTTGGTCTTGATGCACTAGGTGATGACGAAGAAGGGTTTAGTTCAGAAGAATTACAAAAACAATACGAAGCCCAAGACAGACAAGAAGGTCGTCCTAAAGTAGATAGAGACATAACCCGTGGTGCTGGTCGTGGCGAAGGAGCAGGTGCAGGCAGACGTTCTGGCACATCTGGACTAGATCTAGACACTGACGTGGAATCAATTTTAAGAAAACGCCGTGAATTGGAAAAAGAAGCCGGACTCGGTGAGTTTGGAGCCAAAGCAAAAGAAATTAGAGAGTCACGCAAGAAAAAACTAGAAGAGACATTTGGTAAGGCTCTTGATAGCGAAGTTCTTTCGGCTGGCTCTGAAGCCGCTGGTAAGGCCAGACCAACTGGACGCCGTGGGTTAGTGGGATTGCTTGATGTTGCAGCGCCCACGTTATCTGCTATGAGTAAAGCGGCCTCGAACGTACAACGTCAAAAGACCGAAGCCTTGGATAAACTGGCTGAAAGTGAAGAACGGTTTGCTCTGGCCCAAGAGCAGTACATGCGTGGTGATATTAAAGACGCAGAGACGCAGGCTAGGGCGGCTAAGAAAGATATATTTACAGCCAACAATCAGTTGCGTGGGCTTGACCTTAAAGAAAAGCAAATAGAATATCTTGGTCTTGCGGCTAGGGCTAGGGCTGCAGGTGGTGGCGGTCCAAGAATTGACCCTGTAAAGGCTACTATGGAGTTAAATAGTTTTCAGCAGCAATTAAGTGATCTTGATCCTAAAGATCCTAAAAATAAAATCAGAATTGCCGAACTACAGACAAATATCCGAATGCTTAGAGGTCTCATAGGTATGTCTATTGCTCGGGGTACTGGCGCAAGCATAGAAGATACTGAAGACTAAAAATGGCTCGGGTACTTAGACACCCAGCGTTAAAAGAGCCGCTGGTGTTCCCCAAGGGGACACCCGACTTTGAGATGTATGCTGCCTTGGCGGATAAGTTGTTTCCCGCCGGAGAGATGCCGCCTATACCAAAAGAAGAAGCCGGGTTTACTGGTGGATTTGGCGAAGGCATTTCGACTCTAGGTGGTTTGCCTGAAGCCGTTCAATATCTTGCTAGACCAACTGGAGAGCGCCGCAAGGCTGCTGCCGAGGCTGGTGAGTCTGAATACGAATATCAACGTGTTAAAGATATTGAGGGGTTAGGAGGCTTAGGTAGATTTGTTAAAGAGCAGGCTGGTTCTGCGCTTGGCTTTATTGCAGCCCCTGTTGCCGCTTCTGCCGCTGCTGCTAAATTTGCTCCTGTACCCTTAAAACCCTTTGCTGCCACAGGTGCGTTCCTAACCGCCGCTGGTGCTCAATATCTAACTAACACAACAACTCGTCAGGCAGGAGTACAAGAGACTAGAGTTAAAGAAGGTAAGGCACCTGAACTGCCTGATGCCACCAAGATAGGTCTGACTTCTATGGCGCAGGCTGGACTGGATGTGGCTGGATTCCGTCTATTCCGCCCACTGGGCGAGATGATTGGTCTGGCTGGCAGGGAGAGTGCCGAGAAGGTTGCTAAAGAAGTTGCTGAGATTACTGCTAAGGAAGGGCCAGAAGCAGGTGCTAAAAGACTGCTTGGCAAAAAGAGTATTGCCGCTGGTGTTGCTACGGGTGCTGCGTTTGAAGCCGCCCAAGAGGTCGCGCAGCAAGCGTTGGAGAGATTTGGTGCTGGCCTAGACTTGGCAAGTGATGATGCGCTAGAAGAATACTTTGAGTCTGCGGTAGGCGGTGGCCTGCTTGGTGGTCCGATTGGCGGTGCTTCTACCTATGCTGGCAACGTACGTAAAGGTGTTTACAACAAAGACTATATCAAGCAGGTTGCTGATGCCGTCCAAGGTAAGTCGGTAAACATCGGGCAAGAGTGGGACAACTACAGTAAACAGATCCAGATTGACGCTCCCACGTTTGACCTGACAGACGACCAAGGCAACTTTTTAAAATACACACCTGACTTGTTAGACCGTCTTGGGATTGACCCAGAGGCCAAGTCCATCAACATTGGTGGCAAACAACGAGTCAGTATCCCAATGAAGGACGTGCTTGAGGCTGATACCGGCAACGAGACTATTGGCACGGCGCTTCTTAGTATGTTTAGGAATGATCGCCTTAAGTTAGGCGAAGAGATCAAACGTGACTCTAAGTTGATGGAGCCAGATACGCTGGCTAACAAGATCAAAGAGTACGAAACGCTAACGGCTGCTTTAAAAACTTACGAGGCGTTCTTTAATCCAAAGCAGGCTGTTAACTCACCGACTAATTTTGTGGTGCAGCAGTCCCCCACCGATCCCAAAAAGTTCGTGGTGTTTAATCCTGTTACGGGCAGAAACGCCGTTGATCGCAACTTTGCCAGTGCCGAGAACGCTCAAAAGCATATCGACAGGCAACTTGAGCAAGAGAAAAGAGGCAACGCTGGTCCAGAAGTGCTTATGCCTGAAGACTTAGAGATTCAGTCTGACCCAATGAAGCCCGAGGTGTTTACCGTATTTAACAAACAGACTAGCAAATACGACACCAAAAAAACGTTTAAGACTGAGGCAGAGGCACAGGAATACATAAATAAGAAACTAGGCGTGCCCCCGGCTAAGGAGACTGTCGCTGCCCAACAGGCTCAAGATGTTCGGACGCAACTCTATAAAGACTTGGCTGCCCGGTACCCGAATAACCCCGATGCCGTAGCCGAGATTACGCAGGCTGCTGAAGACTTGGAGACCACTATGTCTCCAACGGACGCTTTGGCTCAGGCAGAAACAACTTATCTACAGACCCAACAGGCTGAAGCGCAACCCCCTGCGCCCGAAGCCACAACAGAAGTTGCCCCAACCCCTGAACCAACTGCCGCCGCCCCTGTAGCGTCTAGCGCTACACCAAAAGCCGGTGAGCGCAGCGAAGCCTACATGGCTATTAAAGCCATGAAAGATAAAATTGACGATTTAATGCGTCAATCTGCTGAAGCCCAAGAAGAAATAATGACTCTTCAACGGGTGCAATATGGGTCGCCTCGTTATAAAAGAAAACAAGAGTTGTTAGAAAAACGGCAGATGCTTGACGGAGAGGCTGGTGGCTTGCTATTTGAGTTTGACAAGGCTAAGGCTGAATACATAAAGAATAACCCAGAAGAAGTAGCCCGCATACAAGCAGAAAAAACCGCTGCCGCACCCACACCAGCCCCTCCGCCCAAAGCACCTCGTTCACGCAAAGCACCTACGGGTCAACCGTACGAAAAATACACGGCGCAGATGCGGGATATGCTGGCGGGGGTTGACCCAGAAAGTGGGCTGGCCGAGGATCTAAACGAATTTATTAACTTAGCTGAAGAGTCTAAAGATACAACCATATCAAAAGAACTTTCTCAGTTAGCAGGTGCTTATGCTCAAGCAACTAAGGACTCAACTAATCCTAAACTGTCACAAACTGAGCAAGACTCAGCACTCCAGCGGGCTAGTAATATATTTGAGACCTTAAAAGATGTGCGTGAGCGGGCTACCCCCAAGAACGCTGCCGAGATGAAGGCGGCTAAAGATGCAACAGGCAACGCTGATACGGGCAATAAAGTAGCGGCTAAAGTTACAAAGGACGTTTGTGGCTAAGATACCTAAATCCTACTGCGCTCTAAGTGGCTCAACTCCTAGCGTATCCCGCCCTCGTCAGGCGGTGGGAGAGTTTCTTGCTGGCCCAATCCAGACTGCTCTGGATATGTCCTCGGATGCCTATAACAAATTTAAGAATGAAAGTCTACAGGCTCTTAAGTTCACGTGGCACATTGTTGAGAGGCTTGAGCAGTTGGGTGTGCCAGAGGCTGGACGCATCAATGAGTACCTAAAAGAGCAGCGAGCCTATCGTGAGAAGATGATGCGCTACGCCGAGACCGTGATTGGTCCGATGGTGCGTATGCACTCGGTAAGTAAAGAGGCTGCGGCTAAGTTAGATGAGATTGGTGCTATCGCCACGATTGCCGAAATCAACCCGTTTAACTCTAAAAGTCGTTACGCAGCAAATAACAAAGACCTAAGTGAAGAACTTCGGAAACTTAATCTTGATAAGGTCGAGATTGATAACGTCAAGATGTCTAAAACTGAGGCTTGGGATCTACTTAATGCCGAGTTAAAGCAGGCTGATGCCATCTTTGAAAAGGATTGGAAAGCCCAGAACGGCGCAAAGCCCATCCCGCCAGAGATCATGCCCTCGGCAAACCTTAAGTCTCTGTTTGATTCCTATCAATACTTCCGCCGTCAGTTGTTGCGGGGCATCATTCAAGCCTACAAAGATCGGGCTGGTGAAGGCAACTTAAAAGATTCGCAGGTTTCGCCTGAGTTATTTGAGACGATTGAGAAAACAAAGGATGAGTTTGCCAAAGCAAATAATGATGCCTACCTCAAGTTGCTGCGCTCTGGTCGCTACGTGGTCAACACTTACGAAGTTACTGGAACTGACCCGGATACAGGTGAGCCACAACTTACTGTAAATGAGTCTAAGTTCTTTGAGAGCCGTGCCGAGGCTAGAAGGTACGCTCAAGATCAGGAAAAGACGTTAGGTAGAGATTTTGTTAAGGCATTTAAGAAGTCCAACATAGAACAACTCCTCTATACCCCCGGGGGTCGCGCTCCGGTCAATGCGTTTTTTGACAAGATCAAGCCTGCGCTTGCGGCAATCAAGCCAATCTCAACTCCCGGCAGTAGCACTTATAATCAAGAAGTCGAGATGATCGACAACCTGCGGGACAAAGTGCAGCAGGCGTCTTTACTGCTATTCCCAGAAACCTCGATTCGCCGTGACCTAATAGCCAAGCGTAAAGGCACTGAGGGTTTTATGCGGGACATGCTCAAGGTTTATAGCGTGATGGCGGATCGCTATTCCAATCAAATCTCGCAACTGCAATATAGTGGTGCAATAAGCCGTGACCTAACAAACCTACGTAACATCGTTGAAGAAAAGGGAGACAAACGTTTCCGTTCTCGGGATGAGCAAGACGAAGCCATTGAGTTGGCTACAGAACTTACACGCCGTGTTATGCGGGTACAAGAGCCGCCCACACTGGGCGATCAACTGGCTAACAATATCAATCAGTTAGGATTTTTATGGTATCTGGGTCTTAATCCAGCCTCGGCTTTGGTCAATATGCTGCAGGTACCGGGTGTAGCCCTGCCTTGGTTAAGTGCAAGATTTACAGGACAGGTTAGCAACTTTACGGAACTTACCCGTGCTTATAGAACACTTAGCAAGTTTGGTACAAGTTATATATCAGAAGGCACTGTTAGTGAAAGACTTGATCAACTAAAGACGCTAAACCAAGCAGAACTCAATAAGTTCTTTGGAGACAAAGCAGTTAAAAAAGGCACGGCGTTAACTGTTGATGAAATTGAAATGCTTACAGCGTTAGACAACGTTGGTGCGCTGCGGTCTGGCATGCAGATTTACGACATTGGCAGTATCGCTAACATTGGCGGTGCATACCCCGGATCTTTTGCTCACGCCATGTATCTATTTCAAAAGTATGCGGGTACAGCATTTCAAAAGGCTGAGTTAGTTAACCGAGAAACCACAGCATTGGCTGCTTATCGTCTTGCACGATCAAAACCTATGATTGGCAAAGATAAGCCAATGACTCACGAAGAAGCCATTAAGTTTGCTGAACAGGCAGTAGAGAAGTCTCAGGGTGCGTATGCCTCTGACCAAGCAGGTCGTGTCTTTATGAACCCGGCTATTCGGGTCATCTTGATGTTTAAAAAGTTTCCGGCTCACATGGCGACTATCTACATCAGGATGTTCCAAGAGATGTTTGGGAAACTTGATCCAAATTTGACTCCTGAGCAACAAAAGAATATTAGGACTATTGCACGGCGGCAGTTTACTTACATGATGGGCGGATCTGCTCTTATGTCGGGCGTAATTGGCATGCCGTTTTACTACATCATCCGTGACGTAATGAACACAATCTTTGGTGATGAAGATGAGCCTTACAGTTTTGACTTAGAACTTAGAGATTTCTTAATTGATAACTTCGGCAACACGGTTGGCAACGCGATGTACCGGGGTTCTTTGGGCGTAGCCGGTGCGGATATTGGCTCGCGGGTGTCCTATGAGTCCTCGTTCCTTCTTGGCGGCACAGAGAAACTGCCGTTTATCGGGGGTGTGATGGGCCTGCGGGACATAAAACAGGGCAAAGATGCTCAAGAAACTGTCCGAAATGCGATGGTGGAGTCCCTTGGAGCCGGTGCTGGCATCGTGGATGGGGTGTTCCGGGGTTATGATCAAATGGTAAAAGGAGAAGTATTTCGTGGTATTGAAGCGGCCACCCCTGCTTTTATCCGAAACCCCATGAAAGCCTATCGCTTTAGCACTGAAGGGGTTCTGACTTCTCGGGGTGATCCCATCATCGAGGACATTACAACTCGTGAAATTATCTTTCAGGCACTTGGCCTAACTCCTCAGCGCCTCTCTAGCCAATACAAGATCAATAACCAGATCAAGGACATTGAACAGGAGATATTGCAGCGCCGCATGAGTTTGCTTGATCAGTATGCCAAGGCAGTGCGGGAGCGAGACCGAGAGGCTCGCTCAGAAGTCATGGAGGAAATCCGTGAATTTAGTAGACTTAATCCCTATAAGGGAGTGGCAATCGACTCTAAAACTATTCAGCGATCCTTAGCCAAGCGGGAGTCAGTCTCCCAAGAGACCGAGAAAGGCATCTTCATAGCCAAAGGCCTGCGGTCTAAGTTTGCTCCCTATCAAGACATTGAAGACCTGCTGATCGAACAAGACCTATTTGACGAAGATTAAAAAAGCCCCAGCAAGGAGAGCAGCCGGGGCAAAGCCCGGAGGAGTACGGGCTAGAGAAGCCCCTTCATTGTGGTCTACGTTCTCCATACCCGCAAGCCTTGCACCCCGTTTTCTACGGTAACCCTATAAACATAGGTGATAGATCGTTCGTCTGCCTCCCTCTTAAAAGATCTCAGGGTATCGTAGGGATTCATGGTGGGGATAAAGACAGACATCCCTGTCGTGAAGTTGTCCCAAGGAATGACAAACTCAATCCGATCCGACCACATTTTGTGGAATCTCAGTAGGAATTTCAAAGCCCATCTTTTCCGCATCTAGCACTAACGCATTGACCGGCGGGGTGCCGATCAGTGTCCCTTTAGACATACCCTTGGGCTTGACTCCCAATAGATAACCTTTTGACTCTAAGTCTTTTATTACATCTTTATAAGTGACCTGATTCTTAGCGCATTCCTCTTTGAGCCTAGATGACACTATGTAGATGCGCTTCGTGTCAGGCTCCATGCGGATAAACAACTCAGCGCGGGGTGTCTGCTTACTAACTGCGCCAGTGCGGGCATCGCAAGCATCGTCAATGATGAGCGAGTTTTGAGCCATGTACTTAAGGATAAACATCGAGATAAAGACTTGAGAGTCCTGACCCTTGCTTAGTGCGGTCTCGGTTATCTCGCCAATCTGCTCGCAGTAAAAGTCAAAGAGCCGCTGCAGGGGGTAGTCAATAAGCCCTAAGTCTTGAGCAATCTTGCCACCCGCTAGATTGACTGCGCCCAGTGCTGAATAAAAACGGTAGGATGGTGATAGGTTAAGTTTATCGGTAATTGCGTTTGTATATTTTTTAACTAAATCAATGACTGCGGCTTTCTGAGACTGGATTGCCGTGATGTACGGATACCAAGCGTGGCCGTAGTTCTGCATGAGGGTCTCGTCAAATAACTCCACACCCTCTTTGGTAGAGATAATGTTGGACAGACCAATGTTAAATTCAACGCATCGGAAGATCTCGCCTTTTGGCAAATCCTTAAGCAGATAAAGTTTGTCGTGAAACGATGAATTACTTGTGGCTACTCCCACCGTGCGCCATGTTGTGGTGTTGATACGCAGAGTATTGGAGTTAGCCTGCATGCGGTCTCGGCCCCGCCCTTGGGTAATGCCGTATAAGAAGTTAGAGACTTCCTCTGGTTTGGTGTTGGTCATCTCGTCAACAGTTAACGGGATATTGTTTAGCACTCCCATCCGCAGAACCAAAGAAGCCTTAGTATCGTCTGCGCTACGCAACGGATCTTCAGGGTGACCCCAAATGGAGTTGATCATCCGAAGCACAGTTGTCTTGCCAGAACCGGAGTCTTTGTGAATCAGGTTTAGCAAAATACCTTTATGGGCGGTAGCAATCTGCAGCAGTGGGGCGCCAAAGCCGGTTAATGCAGAAAATGCTTGTAACTCCATACCCTCTCTGCCGTACGCATTGAACACCCGCTTCCACTCTTCAAGGTTGCCCTTCTCGTGATACCAATCCACCATGTCTGAGGTGGTGACTGTGGGGGGTACGTACTTTCGCTTGCCCCCTTCTAACTCCATGTCTCCAACTACAAAGGAGCCACGCTTTGTCCAACCAAATTGATGATGTGCAACTTCCGCTTGTTTTTGCACTTGTAGTTCACTCGCTGATCTTATTAAGTAGTTTTGAATCTCTTTCCAAGCCATAGAGATAACCCCACGCTTGGCAAGTTCCGTTCGCATAGTGTCTGACCCGGACAAGGCAGCCATGCTTACTGTGAAGTTTTTAACACCGTCTTTTGGTAGGTGCAGTCTTATCCACGCACTCTCGCCCTCGTTGGGGTCATAGATCCTCTGCACTACGTAGAGGTCATGCGGGTAGACTAAGACTTGATCTTCGTCTTTGGCTCGGCGGTACACGCCACCGTTGCGACCACGGAAGTATGGATCTGGATATTCTGGGATCTCATAGGTTATTTCATTGACGACCCCGACCGACGACTCTTCTTTAACTACGACTTCGGTTTCTTTTGACTCGACAATTTCTCTAGCCAAGATGATAGGGCTTTTAATTTTTCCGGCGTTAGGGCAGTTGTCGCATCCGTTCGGGTTAAATTCAGCAAACGTAGTACAAAGATAGGGACCCTTCCCCTCTCCCCGAGTATCAGATGCCTTGTTTTCTGTTTCCGTAGGATCATAATCTGGATGCTTATTGGATAACTTATGGATTGCCGTATCCCTGTCCTCGCAGTGTTCCGCGATTGAGAGAGCCGCTCGCCACATGTTGTAGTCTACCTGAGAACGATCATGTTGGTTTTTATAAATGTGAACTAATTGTTGGCAGCCAGTGCCTTTGGCTGAACGCAGCATGATATTTTTGAAGTAACATACTTGATTACCCATTAGCGCCTTAGTTAAAGCACTGACAGATTTTCTATTGCTAGAAGGCGCAAGCAGTCGAGGTGCTATCTCAGGCAGTACCGACTTTAGTATGTCTACGCTATACGCTACGTCAGGAGGAGACAGGAGCCGAACCTGCCTCGGCGTCTCCTCTTTAAAGTTGTAAGTGTCGGGAACCCGAAGAATCCGTGCCGCATCAGCCGTGCAGGCGGGGTCAATTAGTAAACCCTCTTTGGCACATAACTCTTTTAGTCCATCGGCAAGGGGCTGCCACTCCTCACGGGATAACTCCCGATCCAGCACCCAGTACGCATGTATCCCACCACCCGAATCTACCAAAGCAGGTTCTGGCAACTTGGTCTTATCTAAGAACTCTTCTAGCGCAAGAAGCGCCGCTTCTTTATCGGTGTAGCCTTTTAACGCTCTGGCTTTCTCTTCACCGCAGTCTAGGTCAACCCATAACGACTTTATGCAAACTACGTTTTCCTGAGCGCGAGGCTTGGCCGCATTAGGATCTTTGAATGTAGCCAACGCAAAGTAAACATCTCTCCGTTCTGCGAGAAAGGTTTTGATTGCTTGGTCTGTATCTTCTAACTTGTCAAAAAACGACTGTATTGCTGGATGCGGATCGTTCTTCTTCAGACCCGTAATGCAATAGTGTCCTTCCCCGGCAAGAATGGCTCGTAAAAATTCTTGCATCTCATCACTCGGCTAAATTTTGTATGAAGTCTTTTATCTCTTGCGCCGCCACTTTTCTAGGTTCTCGTTCCCCACTGAACCAGTAATACACTCCGCTTCTCGTCATACCAAAGTAACTAGCCACGATCTGGACAGGTACGTTTTTGGATATGCAAATCCTGCCTAACTGAACACCAATCTTGGATTGGTCAGCCTCAGCATTTTTATTAATAATTGATAAGGTATAGCCAACCACGATATATCCCCAGTAAAAGAAAAAGTGTCGGGTTCCACTAACCTCGCCCGACGCGAGTTGAGCCGCACCTAATGGATGGCGTTCCTAGGGGTAGGAAGGGGGAGGGGTACTAGCAGGTGTACAACAACCAAATCTCATGCTCATAACACAAGCGAGTTGTTCTGCTTTCCCCCAAAACTTAATTGTCGTCCCACTCATCCACAAGGGCTGCCGCATCTTTGGCGGGCACTTCCTCTTGCTTCTTAGTAGGTCGCTTAGTTGGTTCTGTTACTTCTTCAGTCTTAGCCACGGCCTTGGGGGCAGCAAGACGCTTTTCTACTACGCCATCAGTTTGCGCTACGGTCATAGTGATAGCGTTCTTGGCTTCTTGAGTCTGTGCCTTGAGTGAACAGATATTGTGCTCGTGCTCTTCCAGAGGACGCACCGGAGAGAAAGTAAGTTTGGGTGTTGCGCTGTCGGTATCAAAACGCATCTCTGTAACAACATCTTCCACGTTAACGCCGTGTGCAGCCAGATATTTCACGTAGGCTTCAAGCGGCATCTTATTGTTGTCGGCTTTACCAAAGATAGACTTAGACGGCAACACCAATTGAAACACGTCACCGTTAAAATCATTAGCCAACACAACGGCAAGGCGGCGAGAAAAACGACAAGCGCGAGAGTCACCCTGACCAGAGCCAGCGATGTTCTGCGGGCAGTTTGCACAGGTCTGTGACTGCGGGGTTTTAATGTTTGCATCAGGGCGAATCCCGTCAGCCGACCAACAAGCCGGAGGAACTTGCTCACCCTCTTCGTACTGCCCTTCGTAGTATGTACGACCAACATGTTCAGCCGCCGCTACAATAACAACTTGCATTGTGCGCTCGTCAGACTTGGCAGTCTCTTGACCACCGACCATCATGCGGAACACACCGCCACGGATGGAGATACGCTTATTCTGGGACGTACCCATAAGCGCACGGGTTGTAGCCGAGAGGCTACGGTTCTTGAGATACTCAGGCAGATTGCCCTTAAAAAGCGTCATTTCTCCGCTCATTTGCTTCTCCTTACGGTTGCAGAATAACGGGACTCGTTGTTAAGCCCCTGTGGCAAGAGACCGGGATTATCTTCAATCCAAGTCTTCATGTTGGTTTGATGGATGCGCCGCTCCAGCAGATCGGGTACTTTGTGGTCCTCAATAAACCGATACATAGACTCCCAATCGTTAGTCCAGTAGCGGGTCTTGACCGACTTGATGATCGTGCCAAACTGGGTCTTGATACTGTCTGCGCCCGTGACTTTGCAGACTTCAAGCATGGCCCTCTCAATCGTTTCCATCTTGTTTTTGAGATCGGCTTCTTGGGTCTCAAACTCGTGACGCATCTCTTCCAGTTTGTCTCTCATCTTGAGGTACGTCTTTGCTAGTTTGTCGGCTGCGATGTTATCCATTTGTTTCACCATTTTCATTACTGTTGTTTACTTTGTCAACAGCATTGTAAAAAAGTTCCACGACTTTTGAATGAATATCTTCTTTTCTTCGCAGAGCGTTGTAGACCTGTGCCTCTACCCCCGATCCTTGGAGATGCACCACGGTTGTCTTATTGACCTGTCCCTGTCTGTGTACCCGGGCGTTTGCCTGTAAGTAGGTCTCCAAACTCATGGTCGGGCCGAACCAAATCACGGTATCTGCGGCAGTCAGGGTCACCCCGTGAGCCACCGCTTGGGGCTGGATCACCAACACACGGGGGTCTTGCTCTTGCTGAAACTTCTTAAAGATCTCTGCTCTTTTGGTGGCGCTGACGGCGCCTGAGACTATCTCGTTGCTGATGCCTTCCTTGGTCAGAGTCTCCGACACCACCTCGATGGCGTGCCTAAACGGGACAAAGATCAACACCTTATTAGTAGTTTCCCTAACTACCTCTATCATCACGTCCAAACGGTTCTTGCCATCAAAGGCAATCGCTTCACCACTATCGGAATACACCACGCCGCATGACAACTGTAGGAGTTTGTTCATAACGGTGGCAGCGTTAACCGCCGTGATCTGCTCGTCTGCGGTCTTGACCAGCATGTCAGTCTTAATGCGTTTGTAGTAGTGGGACTGCTGGGCGGTCAGGGGGATTATTCGGGTTGTGTAGACCATATCGGGTAGGTCTAGGCACTGATCCTTGGTGAATCGAATAGCCGGTTGTAGGGCATCGTGGACCAGCGACACGGCGTTTTTGCGGGGTATCCAAGAGAACTGAGAGATCTTTAGCATAACCTGATCTTTCCAAGCCCCCCTGAACTTAGGCACACGCTCGGGGCAGACTAATTTAGCCAGCCCAAAGGCATCCTCGGGGGACTGTGCCGCCGGGGTTCCGGTAAGCATCCATAGCCAAGTCTTGGGCATGACCAGATTCCAGAGGCACTTCCACCTACGGGTTGAGTTGTTTTTGTAAGCATTGGCCTCGTCAACAATGATTAGGTCAAAGTCGGCTTCCTGTAACTCCTTTTGAACAATCTCAACGCCATCGTAGTTAATCACTACGAACTCAGCATCGCCCTGTATGATCTTCTTGCGCTTCTTGGGTGTGCCGTACGCTATGTCTACCCGGCGGTGCATGGCAAACGTAAACAAGTCAGAACGCCAAGCGGAGTCCATGATAGATAGGGGACAGACAACCAGCACCCGTTTGATCAGCCCAATGTTCATCAGGTAATCAGCCGCCCATACACAGGAGGCCGTTTTGCCCGTGCCTTGCTCGTTAAAACAAAACGCTTTCTTATGTAATGTTAAGAAAGATGCAGTTCTTATTTGGTGCATCATGGGTTTGTGGAACCCGGGCCATTTGTAGTCCCTGCGGATTGGGCTAGGGACATTCTTGATTCGTAGTTTGCTTAGGAGTTGGGACTCCTCTAAACCCCACTTGACCAGCACGTGACTGATCTCTCCCTCTTGGGATAGCAACTTACTCTTGGGTATCGTGGCTAAAACGGGGTCAGGATTCTTGAGCCTTAGAAGCAAGGCTCGATTGTTTTCAACAAGTTGCATAGGCTCTCAGCATGGGCTACCCGCCCAAGGGGGTTGTTTTAACGGGACTTGCGTTCTTTGGTACTTACTTCAGACACCAATTGGTGGTTGGAGTTCCTCTTAAAGGATCGGTTCTTACTAGGGGAAACCACTACTACGCCATCTTTATTAGAACCACCTTTGGACAGGGCCTTGCGGTGGTGAACATCCTTACCCTCCCGGGCATCCGCTTTACCGTTGCCGTTTCCGTCTGTGCCTTTTTTATCTAAAGACCTCCGGGCTCGTTGCCGCTCCATACGTTTCTCGTGCTCGCCCCGGGCGAGTTGTTGTTGGTATTCTTTCTTATACGGTCTGGTTTTGTTTACGTAAGGCATGGCTAGTCCCTATACATTTCTACCGTTGTGAACGCAACTCAATACTGGACAGTAACTCCGGCACGAAAAATTAGGCCGTGGGTTCCAAACGTTTTCTTGAAAAGTCTTTGATAACCAAGAATAGTTAGAAGTCCAGTCTCTCATTATTCCAAAAACATCTTCTCTTGTATAGGATCTTTTGATGAGATCGTGGCAGACCAGAAAGAGCAGCCCACCCTTTATCTCGTTGACCTGTGGAAAGTGGGCAAAGGTGCATAACGCCATCAAATCAAGTTGTTTAGTGTCAGCGTACTTTGCGCTTTTCCCAGTCTTATAGTCAACAATTCGTGCCTCGTCCCCATTCACGATGATCAGGTCAGCCACCCCACGCAGCCAAACGTCAGGACTAAAGAACCCTGTCGGGTCACCGCGCTCCGTGATGCCCATCTTGTGTTCGCAATACTTCTCTCCCGGCATCTCGGCTAACTTCTGTATGACCGGGGCAAATTGCTCAAACTCAGGGGGTATCGGCTCACCATCCCGCACGTGCTTCTCAGCCGCCTCATGGACTCGCTTGCCATAGAGCAGTACCTCAGTCTCAGGCTCGGTAATGTCCTTGGCTACCCGTAAGTGGTAATACTTCTTAGGACACTGTTGGAAAAGGGAGATGCTGCTGTAAGACCAAGGTATCGTTTTGCTCATTCTTTAATGTGGCTTTTGACCGCGTTACGCATGAGCCTTAATTCTACAATCGCTACGTCAATAGTGGAAGCGGCTAGTAAAAATTCACCCTTTAAAAGCAAATCGTGGGCCTGCTTCACAAGGTGTTTTGCCTGTAATTCATGGGCTGAATAATCTAATTTCTGATCGACCTTCATCAACAATCTCCATAACTTTTACCTGATCTAACTTCGCAACCTACGGGCAGGCCCTGCGCCCACTCAGGCACTTGGGTCATACACCAATTAATATAGGATTGAGCAACCTCGACTTGGGCATCGGGAACGGCACACATAATCGCATCGTGAACAGTTAGGACAACCCTGTATTTCTTGGCGATCAATAGCATTTGCTCACCTATGATGCACCGCGCAAGAGCCTGCACCACATTCTCCACGACCTTGCCGCCGTAGATATAAATGCCTTTCTCCCGGCGAGAATCATACGTGTAGACGTTGCGACTGCCACCATTGGGTAAACCCTCAGTCCGTACTGATAAGTTGTTATAAAAAAGATTTAAATCGCTTGGTAGCGTGAAACCTCCCTTAATTACGTCCACCACCCCCTGTTTACCAAAAGTGCTTTTACTGCCCGTCAGCATGGAGCCTAATGCATCGTTGCCTTGCGTCCAAAGGTTAGAGATACGTGGGTAAGTCGTTCTATAAATTGTTATTATACGTTCGGCTTCTGAATCACTAATGTTTATGTTCTGTAAACGGAGCATCAAATGGAACTTCTTAGCCCCCATGCCGTAGCCAGCACCAAGAATCACCGTCTTGCCAAAGAATCGCTCGTCTTTGGTTATTTCTTCTACGGGTTTGTTATAGATCTTTCCCGCCATAATCTTGTAGACATCCTCGCCGTTCGCAAATGCCTTGATCAAATCTTCCTGTTGGGAGAGCCACGCTAGGGTTCGTGCCTCAATCTGTGAGGAGTCAGAGTCAATTAAAGTAAAGCCGGGCGGCGGAACAATTGCCTTTTTAATCAAAGACTTACTATCTCGGGAGGGCAAGTTTTGTAAGTTGACTTTATCCGACCCACCCCATCTGCCCGTATGGGCGGCATAGTATTTAAGGGGAACCGGAAGTGAGCCACGCTTACCAATATCAATAAACCTTTGGGTTCGGGTTTCTTCAATCGTTGTCTTGACACCTAACCGTGCGGCGACCAAGTTCTGCACTTCCTCCTTGGGGTGTTCAAGTAACGCTTTAAAATCCTCGTCTACCTTTGAGAAAGCCCACGTCATATTTCCAGTGCGTGGTGATTTCTTTCTAGGAGGATTAACACCTAAAGCAGTCAAGGCTGCCGCAAACTTATCATTGGACATGATAATTTCTTTATTGGCTTCTGCTTCTTTTAGTAGTTGTTCCTTCCGTTGTACCACTTGTACCAGATGTTTCTCCAGAACCGGCACGTCAAGCCTTAACACAGGCTCAGAAAACATCTTAATCGTTAGGTCGATTAGTTTGAGTTCCTTGACAGGAAACCCTTTTTGTTTAAGCAAGTTAAACAGTTTGTAGGTAAGGGCCACATCGTTTCTGCAATACTCGCCGTATCTAGCCAACTCGTACGCATCAAACAATGCCCGCCGTTTACCCAAGGCGTTCACAACTTCTGTGCCTTTTTCACCTAACTCGTACCGCTCGGCTAATGCTTTTAACGAACCACCGGCATCCACCCCATGAATGGGTCGCGCCATGCTAAGAGTGTCTAGCCAACCCTTGGGAGTTATATCAAAGATCCAATTAAGAATCGCCGCATCAAACATCGCATTGTGTGCTAGCGCCAAAGAGTTCTGCCAATTAAACTGCAGAAGAAACTGTTGGATCTCTTTGTGTGATCCGCTAAACCACTCAGGGTCGCCGTTGTCAATCTGCACGGCAACCCCTATCACCTCAAACATCGGATGACGGATGTATTCCTCAGTGGTGTATTTAGTTAGACTAAAATCTCTGTCGTAGTAGGTCTCAAAGTCTATGGTTAGAACATGGCTCACTTAAGATTACCACCCGACTTTACAATGTCGCCTGTGTAGACATAAGTGCCCACATGATCTAACTTAATGAACGGATTGGCATAGATCTTGCCGCCATGTTTTTTCCATAACTCACAAAAGTGATAATCCTCAGACAGCAGAGCCCCGCTATCATCAATGCTTGTGGCAAAGAACTCATAGGTTAACGGCTTATAGTATTCACCCGTCTCTGGGTCTTTAGTGCTTGAGACTCGGTACTGCGGCACGTGAGGCATGAGTTCTTCAAACACGTGACGTTTGATTAACATAAACCCTGTCCCGCCATGACGCACTTCGATGACGTAATCATCATCGGACTCTTGAACTTTACCTTCCATATTAAAAACAAACGCTCCGCCGTAATCGGCTAGATTATCTTTACCTTCTTTTGCAGCCTTGGCGACTTGTTTCCAATCTATTTCTTTCTTAGGGTAGATACCACAAACGATGTCTCGATCTGCCGCCATGAGTTGTGCCACCGCCATACCATCAAAGGATATGTCAGCGTCAATAAACATCAGATAGTCAAAATCTTTCTCCAAGAAGATTCGCACTAACTCGTTGCGGCCCCGGGTGATCAAACTCTCGTTGGTAATCTGTGCCCAATAGACCGGCACACCGACTTTTCGCATCTTGTTTAAAGTACCCAACAGACCCGAAACATAGTGACCCGAGCATAAGCCACCGTACATCGGAGTGGCAATCATTATGCTAGGGCGTTTGTCTCCGTCTTTAACTTGAATATTTTTAACTTCACCCTCGGGGTACATAGGTTTTTCTTCCCAATCAGTCATGTTAATCCCTCATTTTTTGGATGATAAGTTGATACGATTTGTGAATCAGGTGCAGGCGTTCTTTGTATATCTCAACAAAAGCATCTATTGCGAGTTTGGGTTTGTGCGTTGGCGGTATCGGCTCTCCCCACCCATAGTCATCAAACACGATAACCCCTCCGACTTTAAGCAAAGGCCAGCACAGGCAGGCATCGGTCATAACATCGGGGGCTTGATGAGACCCATCAATATAGATAAAGTCAAAAGGCTCCCGAGAGTCGGGGGTAGTCGAGAGCAGTGCGGATAAGGCGTTTAGTGACGTGTCGCGGAAAGACTGCACGTTTATTTTTTTGGGGTAGGCACGGGCCAAGGCAGTTGTGACGTTCGCATGGAACCGATCCTCTACCTCCCCCATGTCGTGGCCTTGCGCTTTATGTTCTTCGCCACCCTCCCATGTGTCGATGCAAAAAAGATCGCCACCTTCGTCAATGGCATTTTCAATAAGCCACACACTGCTGCGGCCTTCAAAAGAGCCTATCTCTAAAAATCTTTTACGGTCTGGAAGTTGGTGAATGATCTGAGACCATACTGGAGGAGCCCAAGAAAACCAATCGGTTGTAAAGGTGTAAGGGCTTTTTTCTTCTGTCTCGTTCATTCTCTTATCCTGTAAGAATTAGTTCTTCCGCTCTGTATTCTATCTGCTAATTCGGCAAACACAAAATACTCTAACGCTCGTTTTGCATGTGTTTCGCTTATACGGAGAGCCTTTATTGCTTGTTTAACTGTCACCGGAGTTTTTCTTTTGATGAAGTATTCCCAAATTTTTTTGTATTCGGGGGTGATATTAATTGGCATTTGTTTTCTTCCAATACTTCTTGTTTTGCTCCCCAACCCACAGGCCAGCGCACACCATCTCAAGTTCTTCGCTTGGCGGGTTGGTCTTTAGTGCCATCGCTCTGCCTTCTCGCAAACCTGTTTGATATTGACGCTCGTACGACTCCTGCAGCATCACGTAAAGCACCCCCAGTATTGCAAGCACCAAGATATATTTTATTAGTCTTTCGCTCATCTCACTCTCGGCTGGCAGTTATAGGTCTGCGTTCCATCACGAAACGATCCCATGAATCGGCAGTCCTCAGTAATTTGTTTTGATTCCCATACAACACCCAACGCAAAAGCCACAAGGATAAGCACGATGCAACCAAAGGATGTTTTCCATCGTTCTACGCACCATGTCCATATTTTTTTGAAGTCAATTAAGTCTTTCATTGGTGACTCGTCATTCTCGTACTCATAAGTTCGCTATAAGAAAACTTCTTACCCAGTGATGTTAAAACGTCCACACGCTGTGAGGAGAACTTAATTACACGGTTATCGAACACAAATGCGTATTTAGGTATGGTAGTTTTTTTACGAACAAAGTCGCGCCCCTTTTCTGTAAGCCGCCAAAACCCAGACCCACGCTTATCTTCATCAACACCTTTGGCCTTTCGTTCTAACAACTTCCAATGTTGAAGTATAGACATAGTTTTCGCTCTGAGTATCCATTTTGGAGCCCTGCCTAAATCAATCCACTCGTTTTTACGAAAACGTTTTATCATCCAAATCATTCCTCGGGTTTGTGTGCTAGTGACTTGATAACCATTAATTTTCCCCCAACGTTTACAACAGGGGCATCGACCCCCATCGTTTTTGAGTACTATTGCGTACTCCCTGCGTGCTTGGGTTAAAGTTTTCATAGTAGCGCCTTTCCTACCTTATTCAGCACTCTCTGCTTTTTTCTTTTCTCGGTTGTACCCTTCGTACGCCTGAAATACTTCGCCACAATCTCTCGTTCTTGTGGAGTTTTGAACGGCCACTCCCACCTCTCCCACGTTAGCCCTGATGGATGGAGGGATGCAGGATGAGTCGGGGATTGAAAATGCTGGATAGGTTGGAAAAACTGCTTCTCGCTCATTGTCTTCTCCTGTTATGGCAACTCTAGTCGCCCAAAGTTTCATGGCCTCTCGGTCTTGCACGTACTGTTTTACTTGTTCGGACTTTTTCCACTGTTTCATAGCCCATTTAAGAAACATCTTTTCTATTTTTGTGAGGGGCATTTTGTTTATGTCTCTGCCTTCTAATGATTCAAAAAGCCTGCCGCTTATGTAAAGAAGTTTTAGTTCTCTACATAAAACCCCGTCCGGTAAGATTTTGAAGATTGTGTCTAGGTTCATAGCCCGATTAAAAATGATGCGCTCCCATCTGAGTTATCACGCAGATTTCCCTTTTTTACTACCCTTTGGACGGCCCGGGCCACGCTTTACCGGGGAAATCACATCTGTGACTTTCTTGGGTCGTCCCCGCTTTTTGGGCGCACCCTTGAGTTGATGGCCTAACATCTTAATGATCTCGGCTTTTTCAAAAAGAAGTCGATCCTTGTAGTCAATCTCATCGTTTAAATCGTTAACCGAATCCCGCATACGATCAACTTCCTCAACCATAAAATGCAATAACTTTTCCGTTAAGCCCAACCTATCCATATTTTTATTCATTCCATTTCTCCTATATTAATCCCGGGAACGGGTCTCAAGCCGGGACTACCCCGGCATCCTGTGGGCAAAAAAATCCCACCGCTAGGGTGGGACTAACTTGGAGAGAAAAAGTTCCCTGTATTTTCAGGGATAGAGCAAATTTGGTTGCGGGGGGAAATCACAATGTGATTATCCCGGGGTTCATGCCTGTGAATCTATGAGTTCCAAAAGCGCAATAAGTTCCGTGAGATCCTCACGAACGACAAGGGCAAAGCCACTGCACTGCCTAATACGCTCTAAGTTATTTTCCTGTAATGCAGTAGTCTTGCCGCTGCCTGCCTTGCACTCAATGCCAACGAACCTCCCTCTATAACAACAAACGATGTCGGGGATGCCTGCTGACCCATAACCCGATGCCACCGGGTAGAACCAATAGGCCCCCCTCTCCGTAAGAAGTTTAGTTACTTTCGATTTGACTATGCGTTCCGGCGTCACCACTTATGGGAGGCCCCTCTAAGTCCTCACCAATAATAGTATACACGGAACCAACCGTACCATGCTTTACCACTTGACCGACACCTTCGACTTCATGCGTATTCCCATCATTTTGATCCGCAATCTCAAGCAAGCATAGTTTGCCGTAGATGTTTGGGGGGATATCGTCTTTCCTTGCATAGTCAACCATGACGTAGTTCGCTTTTACTGCCTCTCGATCTTTGCTCGTTTCAACCCTATGCACCACCCGATAGTCACCACTGTGATTTTTCGTGACCAATGCTGAGTTACGGGACATTCGTGTTTTATGTTCGGCAGCAGCAACATACGCTTTGTGTTTCTCGTAAAACTTATTACGCAGTGCTTCTACCGCAGACGTATTTCGCTTATTGAGTAAATCATCAAACAGTGAGATATTGGTCTCCACGTTGTCATAGGCGATATTTGAAAACACCCGATCAAAATCTCGCTTGTGTGCCGCAAACTTAGTGGTTTCTTCAATTAATTCTTCTACATGGAAACGTGACGCATGATCCTTGGTGCTGGCAGGCTTGATCAACCGTACCAAATCTAAGATCTTACTGATATTAGATGTACGCTTGGAATCCTTTGGCGCTTTGCTATGCACGTTGTAGTTATACCTAAACTCCAACTGCAACGCAGTGCGCTCTTCACCATCGGGTTTATAAAACCTAATGTTGCAAACCTCTAGCCCGAAATCATATACCTGAAACCCATTAGACATAAAGTGTTTACGAAAGACCAAATCAAACTTCTTGTAGGGATGCGAGAACATAAGATGTTCCACTGCATGTGCCAAGAGCCTGCCCGTTTCTGGATTCTGTGATCGGTCAATCAGACCAATTGCCTCAGACGGGCGGCAGATTCTGTCATCGCCTATTTGTAACATTGTGATTCTCCGTTTAGAAATCGAATTTATTAAGGATTTCGTTGACACGGGCCCGAACGTCCTCCCGCACAAGCACACTCTCTCTGAGATCTTGGGCAGTTACACCAAGCAGGGCTTGCTCCAAGTCCTTCCGAGCCTGCTCCAACTGTGGATCGTTAGTTACATTGAAGTCAGTCAGCATGCCGCAGAGTTCCGTTGCGTTGCCAATCAACGAATCACGAAAGACCTTCTTAGTGCCGTCATCCGAAGATTGCAGTCGCTCAGAAAGATGTTGCAGTGTGGTATGTAAACGACCCCATACGTCGGCCATCGCTTCCTTCAACTTGTTATCGTAGTGACTAGAGTATTGCGTTTGCAGTTCAGCCAATGCCTCGTTGCCAACATCAACACGAAAGTCACCCGCCTCGGGCAGAGGGAAGTAATTGACGTTGAAATAAAACTTACGCTCAACTTGATCCTCACTCGGATACTCGTCACGGTTGAATAGACTACCCAACTGAAACGCCATCTGAGATATCAGGGTAGGATAGACTGAGATAAACTGCCGCTTCAGCGCATCAAACTCCTGTATCTTGGCATTGACCTCGCCCACATACGGAAGATAACGCTTCAAAGTCAGCAGTCGAGTGCCACTGTCAGCCCACGGCATGGTCTGTCTGTAATGCCAATTGCGAAAGTTACCGACAAAGTTCTTAATGTCCTCCAACTCCTTGGCCCCGGCGAGTAAGTTCTTACGATAGTTACCCGCTTTGACCCTAGTGCCCTTGCTTGCATCAACTTCTTCGGACACTTGCCTATCCAACTTGTTTGCAGTCCAATGCCCAATACTAAGTTCTACCAACATCGCTTGATTTGAGATACTCATTTTGCTCTCCTAAGTTAAAGATAAATTACTTTACCAACTACGTTTACAGACCTCGACCCATCCACCATCCAAACGGTAGGCGGCATGCCCTGCCAATCGGCTTGAGTTACGTTGCCGATGTAGCCATCGGTCAGCATGATCATCACCTGTGCAGTCACATTGTTACTTCTCATGTATTGAGCAACACAAGTCGGATCAGTGCCACCACCACCGGAGGGCTTGGTACTACTAGCAATCTCAAGCACCCTGTCCTGCTCGTACACCTCATGGGCACACACACTAGTATCCCAATACATGACATGCACCTTCTGTGGCGACACCACTTCGCACATGTGCGCCACCTCCGTCAGGAACCGTTCAAGTTCACGATTAGAGATAGAGCCTGATGTATCGATTGCAACAACGATACTCTCAATAGCCTCGGCAATTTGCGTAGGCATGTAAATATCTTGCGATATGAACCTACGGTTTGGCCTGCGCCATGAAGAATCACTTCTGTTACTACAAGTCGATACCATGTATTCCCGTAACAACTCATAGGGATCAGTTATAGGATTCAAGAGTTCACCGAACGCACGACTACCACCACTACCCGCATCGCCTTTCTTCTTAAGCAACACTTCGCCTTGGCGGAGAGCCTGATCGATCTTGCGCTCAACCTCTTTGATCTTATCCTTATCCCAACTCTTGGCCTCATCCCAGTCATGCTCATCAAAGCCACCATCCTCGGATTCGCCACCACCCTCACTGTTCTCTTCTTTCTCCTTCATCAGAATGTCAAAGACTTGGCGAGTGTCCATGCCATCAAACCGCTCATCTAGCAGACCGTTTTCGGGCATGACGCATGTCTCACCGTTTGGGTCATACTTCTTGATTTGCAGGTTGATCACATAATCGCAAGCCATGTTGGCAACTTTAGCGTCAATGTCATGTAGATCTTTCCAGATCAACAAGTGCTTATACGCCTTGTGCCAATTCTCATGCAAGACCACGAACGCTAACTCCTTATCGGTCAACTTGTTAACAAACTCTCGGCCGTACTCAACATTAAGGCCATCCGTGCAAGCCGTTTTTGTAGGCGAATCAATAACATCGACATCGCCGGAAACGAGCACACCGGACATAAGAATAAACTTCTTATGCGCCATCAGAGCCACATGGGTTCTTTGCAGGCGCTGCTCTGCGGTTAGTTTAGATAAGTCCATAAAGATCTCCTCATAAATAACATTGTGACTAACGCGTGCTGCATACCCTTTAGTTAGCCTTGGCAAAGATGTAATTGTTCTGCGTGGCCCAATCAATAAACTCCTTGCTACCGGCGGCCTTGGAGTTTGGAGACTCCAATAAAGATCTTGCAAAAAGACCTTGGTTCTCTTTCTTGAGTCGGTTCATGTACGTTACCCACTTAGGCATTTGATCTTTAGTCACATGCACGACTGCCTTGTAGACCAAGATGCAAACTGCAATCGGATCATCGGGAATCGGAGCCGTGTCTGGGCTTGCGATCAACGAATCAAACGTTGGCAACTTATCATCAAGATTCACAAAGGCATGCAGGTCACGAGCACCCGCTTCGCCAAGTAAGCCGATAAGAGATGCAAGCATCGCTTCATCACCAATAGCCTTGCGCTTCTTAACAACAAAGGATGCCTTCTCAAGAGAGCGAGGAGAAACAAAACCCAACTGTTGTTCTTTGGGGTTGTAGATGTATTTGTTCTTCTCTTGCCCCCCATCCGTGTACGAATACATAACCTCGGGATACTGATCAACGAACGCCAACACCTCTTCTGTCACATTGTTATTCATCGCCCACTTGACCCATTGTTTAGTGGTAGGTTTACGGAACGGTACGCAATCCATACGGTTCTTAGCATGCGCTTTAAGATGATCACCCACGTTATCGCCAAACAAATTACCCGTAGCAAACACAAGAGATCCCGCTGGCAACTTGATGTCACCGATCCTGCGCTCTAAGATCAAAGGCAATAGCATGTTCTGCACTGATTGGCTGGCCTTGGTCAACTCATCTAGCATGATGATGACGGGCTTGCCTGTGTGCATCTTGAAGTGTGCGTTTGGGTAATACTTAGTGCAGTTCAACTCTCGATCAATAAAGGGCATGGCAATATCGCCAAGATCAAGATTCGCACAATCGATGTAAGCAACTTCGTGCGTAGGAAAACGTGCACTGAGTGGTTTTAGCATGCTTGATTTGCCAACACCGGGCTCGCCTTGAAACAAATAGCAAACCTCCTCCCCTAGTTCTGCGACCAACGTTACCGCTTGGTCAAAATCTACTGATAGTCCAAAAGATACTCGGCTCATACAATCTCTCCATAAGATGTTAGATGTACAACTTCAAATAAAAAATCACACATGTGATTTTCCGGCGGTGCATGGGCGATGGATCATGCCCATATTAGTTAGAGTGCAAATGGGGAAAAAAGTTCCCATGCGGGGGCATATTCAGATCTCCTCCGCTAGTCGCTTAAGTTCCTTGCTTGCATCCCACTCGTCAATCGGAATGAGGTCATGGACATTACACAAAGGATCTCCACCGTTAGTTACGTGATCTGAATTAAAAACCAATTCTTTGCCATCACTCTCACGAATGACAACCAAGTCAGGAGAAAGGTTACCCAACCACCCAACAATCGGAGGCCTAGGAATCCCCTTGACTATGCAACGCCCATGAAAAGTATGCCAACAAACTTCTCCGATTCCCCAATCTCTTACTCCTCTACTCATCACACCTCCACTAAATTACTTAACACTTCATTCAAAGTGTCAGCTAGCTCGGGCCAATCGGTTTTTAAGTGATCCACGATTGCCCGCAGTCGCCCTACGTCATCACCACCTATGATGTAATCCTGTGATGATTCTTTATCCACCATGAGTGTCGGACTACCATGCTCATATATGGTGTCCCACTTCTTACTTTTTGCCATCACGCTTCTCCTTTCTAATGTCGTACCACATAACTAATCCAATACCAATAACAACTATAAAAGCAAACCACGCCACGCTTTGGGCGGCTTCATGGGGGGTCATAGCCGAGCACCTCCGTGCCAAAGGTTTAACCACCGCACAAGCCCTTTCTTATCAGTCGGGATAACTTTCAATTCCGGCTCAGAATCAAGCAAACCGTCACCATTTATTTCATCATCCTTTCTTTCATTCTTTATTTCTTTTATGGCTTGCTTGGCTTCTGCTTTTGTAGCAAACCACTCGTTTACCCAACCCCCATCAGTTTGATAATGCACTCTATAAACTTTCATTTCACTTCTCCTCTACTGCGCGTGCTCGCGCTCAAAGTCATCAGGGGGTAAGTGCATGGACAACCACGTGTCCATCTCTTGAGCATCCCCTGCATCTGCCCAAGTCTGATCCTCTCCCATAATTTCTAAGCACTGATTGGCCCATGCTTCTGCCGCATCTGCTTGACGGAAAATCCCCATTGCTACTTTTAAGGGAATCGGAATAGTCGGGTATTCTAAAAAGATGTGTGCTGAGAACCTATATTTCACACCCCTATCTTCGCTCTCACCCAACAACGTTTTAATTCTCATCGGGCATCTCCCCCTTGGCTCGCATCTGTGCCAATACATGCTTGGCTATCGCTCCGTAGTTCTTCTCGTCATAACTTTTATTTAGCACGTACCGCTCAGTGGCCTCGCCTAGTTCCATGCGGGCTAACTGCGTTTCGGGTCGGCAAAACCCAAACGTATGAATTAAAGCGGTCAAGTGCACCACTGTGTCTTGCAGTGATTTGTTTTGACGTTCTAACACATTCTCATAATCCTTCGGCGGCTTCCATGCTTTTGCCGTTTCAGTGGGCGGTTTCCATTCTTCGTACTCCGCACCACTAACACCTTTAATCTTCATTTAATTTCTCCACGTTTGCTGAACGTACCAACTGAGGCACATCGTACTGAGGGAACATAACGTACAACCCTGTCTTGGCAAAAGGCTTTAGCACAACGCCTATCACACTTGTTACTTTATCCCGCACTGCTTCGCCCACTGCGTAGACACTGTTATCCCCCGCCCAATCTTGCCAATCTTTCTGCTCGTACCGCATCAAATAATTCATCTCTGCCTCATCCCACTTCTCCCACCGCTCTAGCCCTACACCTTCTCTATCTGATCGCACCATAACAACTGCTCCTTGCCGCTATCAAAGATCACCTCGATAGTATTAGTCACCTCACTAACTTTGACTATCACCCCAACCTCTTTGTTCCATAGCCACCGGACAACTTCTCCCACGGCATAGTCACTTGCGTGATTTCTCGTCTTCATCGTAGCCCTCCTTCAATAGCCCACTTTCCACTAACTCCTTATGCCGCGCCGCGATGATCCTCGGTGCGTCGAACCGGGACAGAAACCACTTAAATAACTTGGCCTCCAAGTCCTGACACAAAAACTCCTCGCCGTTCACTTCACCAACCCTCCCTTGTTGTTCAGCCCTGCTAGGTCTGTCTTGTTTGTTATGAGCATGTAATTGCTCTTGTGCATGGGGGCCACGCACCAACTCATCCGTTCTTGCCTTGCCTGCTCTTCGCCACAGAATAGGCACGTTCTATACCCCAACGCCCAACGACCTTGACTTAAATAGTCACCACAAAAAATGCACTGTGTCTCGGTGCTCATACCCAACCCCTGAAAAGTAACGACTGTGATTTCCCGGCTGATGTAGTGTTTGCTCCCCGGGCTCGTAGGGCACGCAACTTGGCCCATATAAGTTAGACAGTGGGCGGGAGAGTTAGTTCCTGTGCGGGGGAGATCCTAGGGGCGGGATGGGGGTGTGGTGGGTTGTTATAGAGCGTGGTGTTTTTGGGGGTGGCTCACCTGGCTCACGTTAAGGGTTTTGGACTTTTTGGACTTTTCTCCCGTATCTTCTCTATCCCCATCTCCATCCTCTCCCTCTCCATCTTCTCATGCACCCTTAGTGCTTCGGCCTTGCCCATCCGGGCCACTTGAACATCAGGGTGGCAGTAGCCAAAGGTTTTCTCCAAGATCTCATACATCTTCAGATGCCCCTCCATAAGCCTGAGCCGCGCTATGAGTTCTTCTTTCTTCATCTTGGTCACGACTGGCTTGTCCGAAAGGTAGGCCACAGGCCACCAGACCTCCGCACTCATCATTTCTTTTTTTACCTGTCCCATCATTTTCCCCTTATCGCCTTGGCGACCATCTCATCGAACCTCACCCGTATCAGTTCTGCCACCACGCCTTCTACTATTAGTTTTTCCACCATGCGGATCTCTTTCGCTACGCCCCGCTGTATCTCGTCAACGACCATCGCTACTAAGTTCTTATTTAGCAGTTCTTTGACCTCCTCAAACTGCGAGGGGGTCAGCAGTGCGCCCCCAAGGGTTTCCTCTAGCCTGACCTTGGCCTTGGTTCTTGGGCCTATGGCAACGCGGGAGTGTTCGGGGTTTACGCATAAGTTATTACGGCACGTTCTGAATATGCGCCCGGGGTTATCGGCAGGGATACGGTTGATGATTTTGAAAATGTAGGTGGCGGCACTGTTGTTCTTGTAGCGGGCTACGTTGGTGTTCTTGTCGATTGCGCCCTTCCAATTCCAGCAGTTCGTTACGGAATCCATATCGGTGTTCTCTTCGATCCAATCCCTAAACATCTCTAGGTGCTCGTCAGTCTCGGGCAATCCGCTGGCGGTGGGGTAGTTGGGTTCTTTGGTAATGGGCATGGTGGGTTGTGTCCTTGGTTTGGGGTGGTTGTTAGAGGTTTGGGGGTTGAAAAAGTTCCAAAATGCACCAAAGTAGCGCCTAATTTTATGTATCTTATATTAATTTATCTATATATTATTGAAAGTGTTTGACTCGAAAATAAGTATCTTATTAAATTTAAGAAAATTTTGAAAGTACAAACAGGCAAAGAAAAACGACCCCGAATTAAACAATGACAGATCAATAATAACCGTACAAAATGATTGTTTAATACGACCCAAAAAATGCGGCCGACAGACCCCCCAGATTTTTTTTAAAATTAATAAGATAGTAGTAGTAGTATAGTATAGTATAGATAATATATAGATAAATTTAAATAAGATACAAAAAAATACCGTGAGTGGCCGCTCACATAAAATCACATCGTTATTTCCCCTGCAACGTGCTGGATGGCGTGGGCGAGAGAGCATATAGAGACCCGTTCCCGGGGCGTCCTATGCCCGGACAGTGCCGGAGAATCACATTGTTACTTTTGCCGGATGCGGACAGACGAAAAAAAGCCCCGGGGGTTAGCCGGGGCTGAAGTGGTGCTTGTTTCTTTAGGCGTCTGCTTTTAGCAAGCCGTCTTCGATAAAGGCTTCCTGCAATCGCTCCCAAAGTTCTTTAGTGGCGTGGCACTGTCCTTCATCGGTCTTGAAAAGGTGATTCTGGATTCCACGGGCAAATTGCTCCATGAACTGAATCTCTGTTGTGGCCGATCCATCGTTAGCCACTACCATACCTTCCATTTCTTTAGCCGCATCAAGAATACGCTTCCACTTTTGATTCGGGTTTTTCTCGCCCCGATTCTTGGCACGTTCCACGGCCGTGTCACGGGCCCACTTAAAGAAATTAGTGGCTTGCTCATTCCCCGTTCTGGTCATTTTTAATAGCCACTTGTGCTTCACGGTGGGATCTTTATGGGCCATATTGATCAGGAACTTAGCCACATCGGAGACCGTGGCGTTAGCCTTTTTATCGGCTTCAAAGTACTGATCAAGCAATTGCTCATAGGGCGTGAGCGGCACTTGTACTGCTTCGGGGGAAGTCACACTTGTGACTTTTGCTTCGTTACTCATTTTACTCTCCAAGTAAAACCCGGGGCTGCCGGTGCAGATGAAACAATTATTTGCTTCATAAGATGTTAGAGTGCGATCCGGAGCAATAGTTCCGAGCACCGGGGAAAAATCACATTGTTACTTTTGGCGAGACGGCAGGGTCTGGGCGAGAGAGCGCACTGATACCCGTTCCCCGGGGGAAAATCGGGCGGATGATACTTGGTCTGTCACATTGTTATCTTTAGGCGCAAAAAAACCCCGGAGGGTTAGTCCGGGGTGTTAAGAGAGGGGGGAGACTTAGGCGTCTTCTTTGAGTACGCCATCCTCGATGCAGGCCTCTTGGAAACGGTCCCAGAGGTTTTTGAGGGCATGGCATTGGCCCTCGGAGGTTTTGAAGAGGTGGTTTTGCAACATCCGCGCGGCTTCCTCGACAAACTTAATTTCCTCCTTGCCTGAAGACCCGGCCTTGGGTTTGGCAAGGCCTGCGGCCTGTTTTACTTCGTCAAGGAAACGTTTCAGTTTCATATTGACGTTAACCTCGCCTGCGGCCTTGGCGCGATCTTTGACCTGGGTAGTGACCCAGTCATAGGCCAATTGGGCAGGTTTGTTGCCCGTACGGGTTGCCTTGAGAATCCAACGGCGCTTGACGGCGTCGTCTTTGTCAAAGATCTCAAGGGACATCATGGCCGCCTTTTTGACTGCGCCATGCTCTTTTTTGGACACATCCAGCCATGTATCCAAGGCGGTTTGAAAGGCCGTCAAAGGGACGGGCTGGGTTGCGCCAACGGCGACTGCTACTGCGGTTTGCTCTGTCATTTTTACTCTCCTGAGTGACAGGGTTACCCGGTTTCCCGGTATGCACTGCGTTATTGCCTTGCATATTGGTTTGACAATCATTCGGTTCCAATTGTTCCCTAAGATGTCACAGTGTGATTTACAGGCGAGAGCAGACTGGGCGAGAGAGCGCACTGATACCTGTTCTCTAGGCAAAAAAAAACCCGGCGGTGTTCTGCCGGGCCAACTGGAAGTCTTTACTGTAGTTTTATGATGACCACTTTAGTCAGCATGTTGTAGCGAAGCACTAGGGCAGTGATGCCGTCTTGGATTAGCCTGTCTTTTTCTAGTTTTGATACATACCCATTGTGAAATAGGTCATGGATTATGAAGTCTTTGTTGGCATCCCAATCTGCTAGTGCTTTGGCCTTGCTTGGGTAATCCCTGCCGTATGCAGGTCCGATGGTGATTGTTTTCATGTATCTATCAGGCCGGTTTCCCGGCCTGTCTCCGATTAGTCGCGATATGGTTTAGTGAAGCGATTCAAAAGGCGAATCGCGGCTTCAGCCCGTCTGATGCTCAGGAATATACGTTCCCGATTACGGACCTCCATCTCCATCCAGCCCAATTGGTGCATTGTTTCAGGCTTATCCCCTTTATTGTGCGCACGCACAATCTCGTGGGAATACTGAACAATCATATTGCCCGAATTTTCTAGTGCAACCCGATAAGATTTCAGGGCCTCTAACAACACTGCCACCGTAAAGTGTGGCTCGTTTTTCTCGTCCATTGTCATTCTCCAGTTAACTGCATGCCAAGCGAATTTGCTTGGTAAGGCTGAGACCGGCTGAAAACCCTTTTGTTCCTGCCGGACCCCACCGTCCCCCTATCCCCCCCTCTGGCAATCTGGCCGGGACTCCGCTATGACACATTAATCCGCGCACCCGATTAGCATTTTTATAAACACCGGTGTTACCAAAAGTTCCCCTCATCCAGACATACCTAAACATCTTTTCCACAGACCCACCCCCCTTCTTTTTATTTACCTCCCTACCCCGGGGTACCCCACTTCTTCACATTTCACAATAACTTCTTTACACTGGCGCCCATGCAAGTTATCCAACCAGAATCAAATGTGGATATTCCGGCAGCGAATTATGACTACAGGGATATTTACGAGAAGGCCAAAGTGGCCTGTCAGACTGCACTTGCTCTGAACAAGATGGGCATGCCCATTGAGATGGAAGAGGAAGATGACTTATTCGCCAAGCAGGTTATAACCCAAGAAGTAAAACCCACCACAAAACAAATATTTAAACCGGGGGTGGCAATCAAACTGGGTGCCATCCTCACGGAGTATGACGTACAAGTTGCAAAAGATGCCGCACAACTTAGGACGGTTGCGACAAATAAACTCATTGAGATGTTAGATGATCCTGACCCCAAGGTACGTCTAAAGTCGGTGGAGATGATCGGAAAGATTGCTGATGTGGGGCTCTTTGCCGAAAGAACTGAGATAACGATTATTAATAAGACAACCGAAGAGTTAGAAAAAGAACTTGTTGGGATGTTTAAAGACTATATAGATGTCGAGGTTAAAGAAGTTACTAAGGTCGAGCAGTTAATGGCAGAAGGGCTAGATGATAACAGTCAAGAAGAGCCAGACCAAGAAGAGCCACGACAAGAACACCAAAGCGATCAAGAAGTAGAACATGAAGAAGTAAAAGAAGAAGTAGACATAGAGGATAAATAGTGGGCGCAGCCGAACTATCACCCGAATTGCTTAAGCAAATTTTACCCAAACTGCCGGTAGAAAAGCAGGCGGCTGCTAAACAAATACTAGAAGAGTTACAAAAAAGAAAAAAGAAGACACTGGGGCAAGATAAGTTTCTTGATTATGTAAGGCATGTATGGCCCACATTCATACACGGACGGCATCATGAGATTATGGCTGCAGCATTTGAGCGTGTTGCCCGAGGCGAACTCAAGCGTCTTATCATCAACATGCCACCACGGCATACAAAATCAGAATTTGCCTCATACCTCCTGCCATCTTGGTTTCTCGGAAAATACCCTACAAAAAAGGTCATTCAGACCTCACATACCGCTGAACTTGCCACTGACTTCGGACGTAAAGTGCGAAACTTGGTGGACAACCCAGACTACAAAACCATCTTCCCCAGCGTGTCACTACAGTCAGATTCAAAGGCTGCAGGACGGTGGAACACAAGCCACGGCGGTACATATTTCGCTATTGGTGTAGGTGGTGCCGTAACCGGTAAGGGTGCAGACTTACTTATTATTGATGACCCGCACTCAGAACAAGAAGCCGTACTCGCCGAAGTAAACCCAGACATATACGACAAGGTATACGAGTGGTATTCATCAGGACCACGGCAGCGTCTGCAGCCCGGCGGCAGTATTGTAATGGTGATGACAAGATGGAGTAAGCGTGACTTAACAGCGCAAGTCATCAAGGCAAGTATTCAACGTGGTGGTGAAGAGTGGGAAGTGATAGAACTGCCTGCGATCTTGCCATCTGGCAATCCGCTATGGCCGCAGTTTTGGAGCCTAGAAGAGTTAAATGCACTAAAAGATGAACTGCCTATACACAAGTGGAACGCACAATATATGCAGGCCCCCACCGGGGCAGAAGGTGCGTTAGTAAAACGTGAGTGGTGGCAGGTATGGGAGCATGAGAAGCCTCCTAAGTGTGACTATATTATTCAGTCTTGGGATACTGCGTTTAGTAAAACTAACCGCTCTGACTTCTCTGCCTGTGTCACGCTCGGTATATTCCACCCGGAAGACTCGCCTAACCCACAGATAATTTTGCTTGACGCATATAAAGAGCGGCTTGAGTTTCCAGAACTAAAAGAAAAAGCGTTGGAGTTATATAAAGAGTATGAGCCGGACTGTTGCATTATCGAAGCAAAAGCAGCCGGTGCTCCGTTGGTCTATGAACTACGTTCTATGGGCATACCGGTGCAGGACTATGTGCCTAGCCGGGGTAATGACAAGATCACCCGTGTGAACTCTGTAGCTGACATTTTTGCCTCAAAGGTTGTGCATGCACCTGAGACACGGTGGGCCGAGGAGGTTATAGAAGAGTTTGCTTCTTTCCCGGCAGGTGAGCACGACGACTTAGTAGACGCCACAACACAGGCTCTGATACGCTTTCGGCACGGCGGGTTAATTCGCTTGCAGTCCGATGAGCCGGATGAGCCTGCATACTTTAAATCTCGGCGTTCCAAGGGGTATTATTAAAAGGTGTGAGACATGGCGATTGAAAAGGCTATAGCACAGGCCCCGGTGGGGTTAGATGAAGAACTTCTGACCTCCGAGCCAGATATTGAGATTGAGATCGAAGACCCCGAGTCGGTAGAGATCAAAGCCGGTGGCATAGAGATTGAGATCGCCAAAGGCGGGGCAGGAGAAGGCATTGACGAGTTCACGGCTAACCTCGCAGAACACCTAGATGAAGGGGCTCTAAACGAGATCGCAGGTGACTTGTTAGATAACTTTCAGACAGATAAAGACTCCCGCAAAGATTGGGAGAAGACCTATTTTGATGGGTTAGAGTTGCTTGGGTTAAACATCCAAGAGCGTATGGAGCCGTGGGAAGGCGCTTGCGGGGTGTTTCACCCCATCCTCTCAGAGGCGGTGGTGCGGTTTCAGGCTGAGTCCATCATGGAGACTTTTCCTGCCTCCGGCCCTGTGAAGACTCAGATTATTGGGAAAATCACTAAAGATAAGGAAGATGCCGCCGCCCGGGTGCGTGAGGATATGAACTACCAACTCACGGTAAAGATGCCGGAGTACCGGGCCGAGCATGAGCGCATGCTCTGGAGCCTAGCGTTGGCGGGTTCTGCGTTTAAAAAGGTCTACTACGACCCCAATCTTGAGCGTCAAGTCTCCGTGTTTATTCCGGCTGAAGACTTCGTGGTGCCTTATGGGGCCTCAGATCTGCTGACTTGCGAGCGTTATACGCACGTGATGCGTAAAACCGTCAACGAAGTTAAGAAACTACAGATTGCTGGCTTTTATCGGGACGTAGAACTGCCTGAGCCGGAGTACGGCTCGGTAGATCGCAGTGACCTGAAGGCCCAGAGTGACGAAGCAAACATTGTTCACGATGACCGGTATCAGATCTTGGAGATGCACGTTGATCTGGACATCGAGGATGACCCGCTGCGGGACGAGAATGAGATTGCCATTCCTTACGTAGTAACCATCGAGAAGCAGACCCAGACTGTATTGGCGATTCGGCGCAACTGGAACCCGGACGATAAGTTAAAAGCCAAGCGTTTGCACTTTGTTCACTATGTTTACATCCCCGGTTTTGGCTTCTATGGCTATGGACTGATCCATTTAATCGGTGGACATGCCAAATCCAGCACCTCAATACTTCGTCAACTGGTCGATGCGGGCACTTTGGCGAACCTCCCCGGGGGTCTAAAGACCCGTGGACTGCGGATTAAGGGTGATGACACCCCGATTTCCCCGGGAGAGTTCCGAGATGTGGACGTAGCAAGCGGAAAAATCAGCGAAAACATCGCATTTTTGCCCTACAAAGAGCCTTCGCAAGTCCTATTGATGCTTATGGACAAGATCGTTGAGCAGGGACGCGGTCTTGCAGCCGTTTCTGAACTAAAGATTACTGACGTAAACAAGGAAACACCGGTTGGGACCACTTTGGCCCTTCTGGAAAGATCTTTAAAGGTGATGTCGGCCGTCCAAGCGCGGCTACATGCCTCAATGAAGCAGGAATTTGGGCTTTTGGCCTCAATAATTGCCGAATTTGCCCCCGATGAGTACGAATATGAGCCAAATAATGACGAAAACGTCATTCCGGCGACCCGTGATGACTATGAAGTAACCGAAATCATCCCCGTTTCTGATCCAAACGCAGCAACGATGAGCCAGCGGGTGGTGCAGTACCAAGCGGCGATACAACTTGCCACTTCGGCCCCCCAGTTATACGACATGGCGCAGTTACATCGGCAGATGTTGGAGATATTGGGCATCCGCAACGTGGCAAAACTGATCCCTGTAGAGGACGATGAGGTGCCCAAGGACCCGATCACAGAGAATATGAACGCCCTGAACTTAAAACCGCTAAAAGCGTTTATTTATCAGGACCATGAGGCACATATCAAGGTGCATACGAGCGCCATGCAGGACCCGATCATCCAGCAGATGGTGGGCCAGAACCCTAACGCACAGAGGATTTCCGCATCCATGCAGGCTCACATTGCCGAGCACTTAGCCTTTGCGTACCGGGCTCGTATGGAGAACGCGATGGGTGTGGCGCTGCCGCCGCCGGATATGAAGATGCCCGAGGAGTTTGAGATCGAGTTGGCTAGGGTTGCCGCACAAGCCTCGGAGATCGTGCTGGGTAAATCCAAGACTCAGGTGGCTGCCCAGCAGGCCCAAGCGGCTGCTAACGACCCGATCACCCAGATTCAGCAGCGTGAACTGGCGATTAAAGAGGCAGAAGTCCAGCGCAAGTCTAAGAAAGACATAGCAGATGCCGCTGCCAAGGCCGACCAGGTTGAGATCGAGAGAGAACGCATCGCCGCTCAAGCCGAGATTGACGGTGCACGCATAGGGCTTGAGGCTGCCAAGGCAAAAGAAGAGTTGCGGGGCAAGTTTGAGGCTGAAGGGTTAAAACTAGGGGTAGATATAGCCAAAGCGATCCGGGGTGAGCAGAAGTCCGGGGAGCCTAAAAAGCCACCTACCACCTAGGAGAAGTGAATGACCGAGTACATAAACATAGGAGAAGTTAAGTCTTTTGAAGAGCAGATAAGGAAAAGACTTAGGGATCATTTAAACAATTCAGCCGACGACCTAGCCACCGGAGGCGCAACGGATTATGCTGACTACAGATTTCGGGTCGGCGTAATACAAGGACTTGCCATTGCGGAGCGGGAGATCCTTGACCTAATCGAAATCGCTAGAAAGGCTGATCAAGGACTATGACAATAGGCGCGATAGATAGGGCTGCAACCGAAGAGGCGGTAGCCCAAGTAAACCCAATAAAGATGCCCGAACCCTCGGGTTACAAGATCCTCATCACTTTACCCAAGGTATCTGATCGACTAGGAGACACTGGACTGGTGCTGGCGGATTCAACCAAAAAGGTAGAAGAAACAGCGTCTTGCCTAGGGTTTGTACTTAAATTGGGACCAATGGCGTACCGGGGTGCGAAGTTTGACGAAAGCGGCCCTTGGTGCAAAGAAGGCGACTTCATCATCATGCGTAATTACTCGGGCACCCGCTTTAAGATTGATGGGCAGGAGTTTCGGCTGATTAATGATGATCAGGTGGAGGCGGTTGTGGACGATCCTCGTGGTTATACCCGTGCGTAAGGAGAAGTAGATGGCTAATGAAGAAATCGTGACCTCGTTAGAGGATATTAATAGGGATCTCAAGGCGAAAGCCCAAGAGGCCACCCCCGATGTGGACCTAGGTTATGAAGAGGCTTCCGCACAGGTGGCTGAGGTCAAGGCTCAAAAAGAGGCAAAAGGTAAAAAGCCTGAGTTTGAGATTGAGATCGTGGACGACACCCCGGTTGAGGATAAAGACCGAAAACCGATGAAAACGCCTCCCAAGGAGGTGGATGAGATTGATGCCGTCAATGACAAGGTACAGAAACGGCTAGATGAACTTAAACGGGCTTGGCATGACGAGCGCAGAGCCAAAGAGAAAGCGTCTCGGGAGCAGGCGGAAGCCATAGCGTACGCCAAGCAGGTGCTGGACGAAAACCGGCATTTGAAAACAAGGTTAACAGAAGGTGAAAAGGTCCTGATTGCTCAAGCACAGGCTCGCACGGATGTTGCACTGCAAGCGGCCAAGAAGAATCTGAAGGAAGCACAAGAGACTGGAGACTCCGAGAAAGTTGCCGATGCGATGTCCGAGATTAGTCGGGCCACGATGGAGCAAGAGAATTGGAAACGCTACCAGCCTCAGTACGCTGCCCAAGCAGATGCTTTACAACCTGAAAATAATTCAGTACCTTATCAACAGGCCGTGCAACCGCAAGCGTTGCCTCCTGACGAAAAAGCCATAACTTGGTATAACAAAAATACTTGGTTTGGCATTGACGAGGAGATGACTGCGCTGGCGTATGCACAGCATGAAAGATTAGTTAAATCTGGGGTAAGTCCTCAGAGCGATGAATACTACGAGCGTATTGATGCTCGGCTTCGGCAAGTTTTTCCCGACAAGTTCGAGGATGCTAATTCTGATAAGGAAGAAGCCCCTGAACCCACGAAGGTAGAAAAACGCCAACAGGCAACGGTGGTAGCACCGGCGACACGAACGACCTCAAGTAAAAAAGTTACGCTTACCAAATCACAGGTGGCAATTGCTCGACGCTTGGGAGTCCCCTTAGAAGTTTATGCGAAACAAGTTGCTATGCAGGAGAATAGATAATGGACCGAATTGAACGTGCTCTGGAAACTCGTGAACGCGAATCTCGCGCCCATTCGTATGCTCCACCGCAACAATTACCAGATCCTGATCCCCAAGATGGTTATACGTTCCGTTGGATACGTACCCATTTCATGGGACAAAGCGATGCACGAAATGTAGCGATGATGCGTCGTGAGGGTTATGAGCCTGTTAGGCTGGAAGATCACCCGGAAATGGCATATATCGTTGACGATCCTTCTAAGATAAGTGGAAATGTCGAGATTGGCGGCTTAATGCTTTGTAAGATCCCTCGGGAGAAGACAGATGCACGACAAGCCTACTACGATGAGTTGAACCGTAAACAGATTCAATCTGTGGACAACAACTTCATGAGGGAAAACGATCCGAGGATGCCTCTCTTTAGTGAGAAGCGAACCGAGGTGAGTTTTGGTAAACGATAAACTCTTAGGAGATTGATATGGCAACAGTTCAGGCCCCTTATGGGCTACGCCCAATCAATCTGATCGGCGGTCAATCATTCACGGGCGGTACCATCCGCAAGTATACAATGACCACGAACAGTGCGACTGGCATTTTCTTCGGTGACGTAGTTAAGATTGCAGACGGACAACCTTCTGCTCTGACCGCTACCCCCACTACTTCAACCAAAGGTGTTGTAGGTGTGGCAGTTGGTGTTTCTTACACTGACCCCACTCTGAAATACACTCAGTTTTCACAGTATCTTCCTGCGAACGCAGTGAACTCTGGATACACCAACATCCTCATCAGCGTTATTGATGACCCGGATCAGTTGTATCAGGTTCAAGCAGACGGAGTTGTGACTCGTGCTGAAATCGGTAATAATTCTGCGCTGGGTAACTTCAGCAATGGTTCTACCACTACCGGTAACAGTAAAGTTAACGTTTCGGCTACTTCTGCTAATACATCAACTCTTGCGGTACGTATCGTTGACCTCGTTGACGGCGCACCGACTTTCTCAACCCCCGGCGACGCATTTACGGACTGCATTGTGAAGTTTAACTTCGGCGTGCATTCGTATTACCAAGCCGACGGTAGCGGCTCGTAAGGAGATTCTAAATGGCTATTTCACGTTCCCAACTATTAAAAGAACTCCTGCCCGGACTTAACGCTCTGTTTGGTATGGAGTACGGTCGCTACGGCGAGGAGCATAAAGAGATTTATGCAACCGAGACTTCTGAGCGTTCGTTTGAAGAAGAAACCAAACTGTCTGGCTTCTCAGCCGCCCCCGTTAAGTCGGAAGGTGCTGCGATTGCTTATGACAACGCGCAGGAAGCCTTTACGGCACGCTATACGCACGAGACTATCGCCTACGGTTTTGCGATTACTGAAGAGGCAATTGAGGACAACCTCTATGACTCTTTGTCGGCTCGCTATACCAAGTCGCTGGCTCGTTCGATGGCTTACACCAAGCAGACCAAGGCTGCTGCCGTTCTGAACAATGGCTTTACCGACTCCAGCCAGTATTACGGCGGTGATGGCGTGCCTCTGTTCTCAACAGCACACCCATTAGTCTCTGGTGGATCTAACTCAAATCGTCCTGCCACTGGTGCAGACCTGAATGAGACTTCTCTTGAGAATGCCGTTATTCAGATCGCTGCATGGACGGATGAGCGTGGTCTGCTGATCGCAGCCAAGCCCAAGAAGTTGATTGTGCCGCCCGCACTGATGTTCGTTGCCACTCGTCTGCTGGACACGGAACTCCGTGTTTCTACGGCTGATAACGACATCAATGCTCTGAAGTTCATGGGTTCTATCCCCGAGGGTTACACCGTTAACCACTTCTTGACGGATACGAACGCATGGTTCTTGACGACAGACGTTCCCAATGGTCTGAAGCACTTCATCCGTATCCCGATGGGTACCTCGATGGATGGAGATTTCGACACTGGTAACGTTCGTTACAAAGCCCGTGAACGTTATTCGTTCGGCTGGTCTGATCCGCTCGGTATGTTCGGATCACCCGGTTCGTCTTGATGTAAAGGGGGGGCTTTGGCCCCCCTATTTGGATCTAGGATTTTTACCCGTACAGACTGACCTAGCAGACTTAGTAGAGACGGTATGGGGATGTGCTACTACACGAGAGGATTATCATGGCACGTACTACTTTTCAGGGGCCAGTGCGGTCTCTTGGCGGCGTTTATCAACAAGGTGCGGATTCAGTTGTAGCAATTACTTCCAGCACTACACTTAATCCACAAAGTCACGGTGGACGGATTATTTCCGTTGGCGGCACGTTGGCGTCAGATCTTACTTTGACATTACCAACAATTGTGACTACGGCCAATGCTGCTTCTGCTGGACCGGGGCCAGATCCTAATACGCTGAACAATCAAGGCGTGGTCTACACCATCTGGATTCCTACCACAATTGCAACCTCATCGTTGAAAATTGGAACTGATGGCACGGATAAATATGTTGGTTCTGTGCTTTCAATAGACACCGACTCAACAGATGCTACTCGTGGCTTTGTTTCAGGTGCTTCAAATGACTTTATTAACTTCAACGGAACCACAACCGGCGGTATCGCTGGGACATGGGTGCAGATTTTTGCCATAGCCGCATTGAAGTACATGGTCACCGGCGTAGCACTTGGATCGGGAACTGTAGCAACTCCGTTTGCTAACTCCTAATTAGGAGAACCAAGATGGCATCGATGCAAACTGATGTATTAGCGACAAAGCCGCTGGCATCTACGGGTAACTTTAAGGATCAAGCAAACGAGAATATTCCTCGTTGCCGTGTAAAAACTATTTATTGTATAAATGGTGGTAGTGCTGGATCTGTAGTTATCCGTGAAGGCGGTTCTGGTGGCAGCATCATCATGACTATAGAAACAGCAGCGGCAAGCAACGCTGGCTATACGATTATTCCGGTAGCCGGAGAAGGTGTGCTTGCAAAGGAAGGCGCTTTGCACGGCACGATCACTAACACTGCCTCAGTGACTTTGTTTTATGGCTAAGTCAAAGGGCATGGGTATCGCTACCTCTGTGAAGTCGGGCAACTTTCGTCCGACCAAGCAGGGTGCTGGCATGACTGCAAAAGGCGTGGCTGCATATCGCCGTGCCAACCCAGGCTCTAAACTTAAAACAGCGGTGACTGAGGATAAGCCCACTGGCGAAAGAGCCAAGCGCAGGAAATCATATTGTGCAAGGTCTCTGGGCCAGATGAAGCAGTTTCCCAAAGCCGCCGCAGATCCAAATAGTCGCATTCGTCAGGCACGTAGAAGGTGGAAATGTTAATGGAAATGATGCTTTGGAATATGGTGTTGACCACGCTTTTAGGCGTCTTAGCCTACATAGGTCATGAAAAGGCTTCAGAGATCAACAGGCTCAGTATCCTTTTAAACAAAACACGCGAGGAGGTGGCTCGTGATAACGTCACTCAAGCAGAAATTAACAAGTTGGTGGAACACATTGATTCAAGGTTTAACCGCCTTGAAAGCAAAATTGATGGGCTTATTCAAAAGGGGTAAATAAAATGGCTAATCCATTTCAAGGCGATGATGTAGATCCGTTTAGCGGTGTTCGGGATGAAGAGGGCAACATCACACGCGAAGATACAAAGATGCCCGATGTTGGAGCCCCATTAAAAATGGCTTCCTTCAAAGAGGCTTTTGCTGAAGCCCGTGCTCGTGGGGATAAAACTTTTGATTACATGGGTAAAAAATACACCACCGAGATGGCCGGTGGGAAAAAAGCCCCTGCAGGTCCTAAAACCGCTTTTCAAAAACGCGCAGCAAAACAAGAAGCCGCCCGGGCAACTCGTGCAGCAGCAAGCGCCGCACGTAGAAATATGCCTTTAGGTCAGATGTCTGATGTTATTGGCGCTAAAAAAGGTGGAATGGTTAGTTCTGCTTCCAAGCGTGCCGATGGTATTGCCCAGCGTGGTAAGACTCGCGGAAGGATGGTCTGAAATGCCTAAGATTAGAGACATTATTGCTGCTGGCGGTGTGCTTCCTGCACTAGCCTCTGGGGCTATGGGTAAAGAAAATCGCGGCTTTATTGCTGGACTCATACCCGGCTTTATGTACAAAGATAAATACCGAGACGATGAAGAAGAGCGTCGTCGTAAAGAGGAAGAAGCCACCGCACAAGCCGCAGGGGGTATGAAAAGAGGTGGCAAAGTTAAAAAATATGCTGGTGGGGGTTCTGCCTCTAAACGTGCCGATGGTATTGCCCAGCGTGGCAAAACCAAAGGGAGAATGGTGTGAGCCAGGATGTTGATACCCAAATGATGCTCGACTTCATGGACTCAGGAATGACTGAGGCTGAAGCCCATGCTGAAATGAAAAAGTATCAAGAAAAAGCAAAGCAAAAGAAAAAACCGCCGGAGCCCACTATAAAAATAGTCCCGGAAGATCGCAAGCCCAAAGGCAAAGTGATGGCGCGGGTTGGGGGGATGATGAAGTCTATTGACGGTATTGCACAAAGAGGTAAAACGAAAGGCCGGTTTGTTTAATGTACTTAACCAGCAATATTCCGTACTTTAAATGCTGGGTAAGGAAAGAGTTTACAAATGGACACCAAAGAGATCACGGAGAGTATTTGCATGGACTGGCAGTCGCTGTCACGAC